ACACGCTGAAGCCATTATTGCTGCTTTATCAACAACTGTCCCTTCGGTTGTATTCTTTCCAGATGATGCAGAGAATCCGCTCGATATTGAAGCGGCCGACGCACACTCGCAAGTTTCAGCATTAATTCAGAAGCATATTAAAGCCCCAATGATTTTCATGCGGGCTTTAGCTGTATTTTTCAATCACGGCACTATCTTCGCATATAACTATTATAGAACTGACGAGAAATACGGAATCATTCATAAGCCGAAGATTGAAACTATTCAGATTCCTGAGTTTTCTAATACCTGTCCAGTTTGCGACTATGAATATGGACAAACTCCTGAACCTATTTTAGAGCCACTTCCTTGTGACCAGTGTGGTCAGGTTGCTCCTCCAGTTTCTCAGCCTGTAATGGCCGAAATGGAAGTTCAAACTGGAGTTGAGAAAGTTAATAAAGGTAGAGTTCTAATCGACGTATTCGACCCTCGTTCAGTTAAAGTGAGCATCTATGCAAAAGAGCAAGTTAATTGTGGCTACCTCTTACTTAACTTCTCTCAGAACGTTGCTTATGTTCGGTCATCTTTTCGTGACAATAAGATTGGCACATACACCAATCAGGATTCGATGGATTGGGCACGCAACTCTACAAACTATTTTGGAGCCGCACCTGAAAACGTCGCCTCAGTCAAGTGTCTTTGGCTTCGCCCTTGGCAGTTTCATATTCTTGGTGACGGAAAAGAAAAAGAAATTAACGAACTTCTCGCTCTTTATCCCGAAGGCTGTTATTGCATCTTCATTAATGATGAACTTAAATATATTACAAAAGAAGCGTTGGATGAGCACTGGACAATCTCGATTAGTCCTCTATCATCCTTTATACATGGAGAACCACTTGGAACTAACCTTGCCACAGCCCAAGATATACAAGCAGAGATTGATGAATTAAGACTCCAGACTGTTGAGCACGGTATTCCTGAAACATTCGTCAAGCCTGAAGTCTTAGACTTAGACGAATATAATAAGAGTATGGCGCGGCCGGGTTCAGTTACCTTAACTAAAGGAAGCGACCCCGGTAAATCTCTTGGAGAAGGTTTCTTCCAAACTAAGACTGCTACGCTCTCTTCAGAGATTGAAGTCTACAATAAAGATATTACCCAAAGAGCACAGTTCGTAACAGGTTCTTTCCCTTCAATCTATGGAGGCTCGCTTGAAGGTGGAGGTGGAACTGCTTATGAATACAAGAAATCAAATGCCAACGCCCTTCAACGTCTTGGTATCACTTGGAAAGTTATTGCTGAATTTTGGTGTGATGTTATTACTCGTTCCACTTCTGAGTTCATTTCTTTTATGGAAGGTGATGAAAGATTCACCGCCAAAGAAGGCTCTGGATTCAAGAACGTCAACATTAGTAAGAAGGCTCTTGACACTGGTAAAGTCAATCGAGCTGAACCTGAATTAAGTGACCAACTTCCTGTAACTTGGGAACAAATCAATTAGGTAGTTACTAACCTGATGCAGATGAACTCTCCTGAGATTAATGCCGTCCTATTTGATGCTAATAATGCTCAGTTGATGAAAAAGGCAGTAGGACTTCACGACCTTTATATTCCGGGTGAGGAAGATAGAACTAAACAATACGCTGAGTTTATTCAATTAAGTCAAGCTCAGCCAATGCCAATGATTCCGCCCGAAATACAGCAGCAATTACCTCCCGGCGTTGACCCGATGACTTTACTTCCGCCCGGAGTAGACCCTGCAAGTCTTGGCATTCAGATGCAACCATCTGTTATGCCTGAACCAATAGACAATCATATGGTTCATATGCAGATTCTATCTGCAATTCTAAATAGCCCGCGAGGTCAGAAACTAAAGGCAGAGAATCCCGCTGGTTATCAGAACTGTATGTTGCATTTTGAAGCACATCAGATGATGATGCCGGCCCCCGAAGAAACAGAAGAAGGCGAAGAGAAACCAAAGGAAAAGGAACAAGCAAATGGCTGATACTACTACTCCGTCAGGAACTAATATTGATACTTCTCGTCCTACCGGCGCGGCCGAAATGGACATTCTTAATGCTGATGATAAACCCGAAGGTGATGTTGAAACCTTTGAAGGTGATAAAGAAGAAAATGAGGAAGTAGATGAATCCGCCAGCGAAGAAGAAACCGACGAGATTGATGAGCCGGATTCTGATGATGAAGAATCTGGAGAGGAATCAGAGGACGATTCCGATGATAGCGAAACTGGCGACATTTCGCTTTATCAGGCAATTAAGAAAGGAAATCCAGAGTTATTCAAGAAATACCCTGAGCTAAAAGCTACTATCTTCAGGGAACAGAGATATACTACTATCTATCCGACAGTAGAGGAAGCTGAAGTTGCAAAAGAACGTAACGATACTTTCGGAAAGTTAGAACAGGATATCTTAGAAGGTAATCCTGCTGAGTTACTTAAGGCTGTTGAAGCAACAGATAAGGCTTCTTTAGGAAAGCTCGCTCATAACATATTACCTGCACTATTAGAACAGAATAAGGAACTATACACGGAAGTCATTGCACTTCCTATTAAGAGGGCTATTCAGCAGGCATACATTCAGGCTAAGAAGAACGGCAATAACAACCTGATGAATTCTGCTCTCTATTTAGACGATTTCTTCTTTGAGGGTGACGGAATTGGCAATGACCCGAAACTTAATTCTGCCCCAAAGAAGTCCAAAGAGAAAGACCCAGAAGTTGAGCGCCTTGAGCGTGAGAGAGACGAACACGCTGAAAGAATCCGCGGCGAATTTAATGATAGCGTTATCGAATCGCTACGATTCAAACTCAACAAAGAAATTTCTGCTACACTAGAGCAGTATGAGTTCGACGGTTACAAACGAAAGAATGTCGCCCGTGACATTGAGAATGAAGTCAACAATATCATGGCTGCTGATGCAAGATATCAGGCAAGTGCTCGAAGTCTATACAATCAAGCAAGTTCGGCTAAGTATACCAGCGATTGGAAAGCTAGAATCATATCCTCGTACCTAGCACGAGCCAGAGCTGTATTACCTATTGCCAAGAAAAAAGTTATAGAGGAAGCCACTGGTCGGAGGCAAGCGCCTCAAGAAAAGAAGCGATTAGTTCCGACTAATCTATCCACTCAAACTCACCATAGTTTGAATGCTAAAGATATTGACCGTTCTAAGACAACCGACAGAGATATCTTAGACGGCAAAATCACATTCAAAAAGGGGAAATAGGTAAATGGTTAATTCACAGTCGGTTCTCGCGACTGAAATGGAGAAAGTCACCAAGAAGGTGCCTGTTCTCTATGACTTAGACGACCTTTTCTATACAGAAATTGAAAAGCGTCCTGTCGAAGTTATTTCAGAACGCGATATGCGTATCCCAATGAATCTCCGTCCGGGAGGCTATTTCGGCTATTATGAGCCGGATGGTGGAGATTTAGGTGTTGGTTCTGGCCCAGATTGGCAGAAGGGTGTCATTAATACTAATCACTTCAAGATTGGTATTCAGTGGACCAAGAAAGCCGAATGGGGAACTGATTCTACTCAGAAGGCGGTAATTAACACCTTCCGCGAGCTGATGAGTAAAGCAATGCCAGAGTTCCGTAAGCAGAGTGACAATCAGTGTCATACTGCTGGTAACGGAGTTATCGGCGTTGTTTCTACTTCCGGTGCAGGTCCGGGTGGAACTACTGAGTTAAAGCTTAACACAGATGGATACGAAATCCGTCTGCTTAGGTTTGGTCAGCGTGTGAATTTCTACAATTCCACGATGGCAACTCAGAAGACGGTAAATCCGTCCAAGATTGTCTACTACGATGTGAATACAGCTATTATTCGTATTCTCCCCGCAGTAGCAGGCTTGGTTGGTGGCGATGTGATTGTTCCGGAAGGTCTGAATGGCCCAACGCCTACAGGCTTATTCGGTATTCCCTATCACATCTCTAATTCATCCGTCGGTCTGTGGCTTGGTTACGACCGAGCAACTACTCCGGAAATTCGTGCAAACGGTGTTGACGCTGGAGGTGCTGCACTTGCACTTCCTTTCCCAAGGCTTGCAATTAATCTCATTGGAGACCGTGTAGGTATTAACGAACGCACAAAGCTCCAAGCGAGAATGCATCCTTGCCAAGTCCAAGCTTACGAGGACTTGGGTCAGCTCGTTTCTATTATCCAGAAGCAGGCATCAGATGAAGCTCTGAACCTTTACTTCTCGGATAACATCCGAATGGCTGGTGCGCCTGTTAAGCAGGATTACTCGAACGACAAAAAGCGCATCGACATTATGAAGATGGAAACATGGGGTCGTGCTGAGTTACATCCAGCAGGATTCTATGAGGTAGATGGACGACGTATCTTTGAGATGCGTGGTGCATCAGGCGGAGTTGCTACGAGCCAAATCTTCTACATTGTGGCTTCGTGGAATCTCTATACCGATAACCCGGCCGCGCAGAGCTACATCTACAATCTCGCGGTTCCAACAGGTTATATTCCTGCGTAGTTAGCGGGGGGCAGAATAACGCCCCCTTCTTTCTAACTCTTTTAGGAGAAAACGATGCCCGAACAGGATTACTTAGCATTTCAATCGCCGGGTTCACCCGCGAAGTGGCCGTCGAATGAAAACATGAACGTAGTTCCATCAGCAGCAGGTTTGCAGCCTGTTCCGACTGGTTACATCACAACTGTAAGTGGTGCATTGGCAATGACTTTAATTCCATTGCCGTGGCCGGGATTTAGTGGAACTATCGTATTTATTCCTACGGGAGCTTTTACGGGAGCTACCGGAGGTGTTGCAACTGCTGTGAATAAGCCAATCGCAAAGGCTTTCACAGCTGTTGTTGGGCAGGCTTTAGCTCTGACGTATTCTAGTGCGTCAGGTATGTGGCACCCAAGCATCTAGTAAAGGAAGGAGGGGGTAGAAATACTCCCTCCTAACTTTCATGTCTCATAAGAAAAAAAGAATAGATTTAAGGAGAGAAGTCGATTACGATTCTTTCCAGAAAGCTCTTGGGATTGAGTCAGAAAATGTCTCTCCTGAGATTAAATTAAAATTACCCGGAGATAAGAAGATTCCGGAAAGAGAAACATACAGAGAAAAAAGAGATAAAGCTGGAGGTCTTCATCCCCATCTTCAGGTTCAATTAGATGCTATTCGAGATAAAGATTGGGCAGAAGAAGATGCTAAGCATATGAAGTGGAATCAAGTAACTGTTAAATCACCACTTCATTATCCTAGTCAAATGAAAGGGGTTCCAAGACTTCCTTTTGGTTCCGGTCGCCCACTAAATAAGAAGAAAAGATAATGGACGCATTCGATATTAACGCTAAACTCATTCGGCTTCATGGGCACGATACTGTCTATGAAGTGCCTGTTTGGAGATTAGTGTGGTCTGATTTAGAGACCATTAAAAGGTATTCTACTTATGAAGATATTACACCTTCTGGTATATACTTGGGAACCAAGACCGGTATCAGGGAACATAAAAAGTACTGGTATCTTAAACCATGTTGGGCCTTAGAGCGTATTCAACACGTTCAGGCTAAGGGCATACATAGTGAAGTAAATATGCCCTACACTTACGAACTTGTCTATGCTTTCTTAGATAAGAATAACAATCCTTTGCCACTTGCTTGGGCACCGATTGAGTTCTTATTAAAGGTTTGGGCAGAGGCGGAGCGGACGCACTTAGCTACTTATCCTGAAGTTGTAGCTAAGAAAGAAATTGAAGACGTTAAGATTTGTCGTGATATTCTAGAGGA